ATATATTATGCATAGCCAACTAATCTACTGCTCAAGTTTGTTTGGCAGTTAGGCGTTGGGATTAGAGCTATGCGTTGATATGGGAGCATATCACTACCCTATCGAGGCTTGGCTCAATATGATAGACTTATTTGAAAAATATTTAGGAAAAAAGTTAACTAAGAAGCAAAGGGATTTACTTATGGAATTTGATAAATTTACTGTTCATGGGGAAAGAATTTTTGCAACACCTAAAAGGATTGCGTTTATTCACGAGGACGTTGGACATTTGACAGGTGGTAGATATTATGCTTTGTTTTTGGCTTCTGCTTTGTGTGAATTGGGGCATGATGTTACTATTTATACAAATAAAATGCCGGTATTTATGGGGGAATTTAAGGGATATAAAAGACCTCGAATTGTTTTAGCGGCCATGAATACGAGAAGATTGCAGTTATTGGATATTCAAGCGGATGTTTATATTGGCAGTCCGATAAGCGGAGCAATAGCATCAACAAAGTTAGGGGTAAAATATAATAAACCATCTTTTGTTTTAATATTTGATCCGTTTCCTATGATGGAGAAATTTTTAGGTAAAAGGATGTATGTTGGTTGGGATGAATTAATAAATAATCTCCGAACAGGAAATACAAAGGTAATTTCACTTTGTAAATCGACTTCTGGATATATAATGCCTTGGTTAAATAAAAAGCCGGATCAGATTGCTCATGTTTATCCTTGTATTAATAGTCATGTTTTAGATTCAAAAGAGAGAGATTATACAAAAGAGGATTATGTTGTTTTTGTTTCGAGGATGGTTAGGCACAAGCATTTTGAGGATGTTGTTAGTGCAGTTTCAAAAACAAAGATGAGATTAAAAGTTATTTCTAGTATTAGCGGAATGAATTATATGCAATATGTTAATCAATTTGGAATGAGGGATAGGACTGATTTTCTTTGGAAGATTGACGATAATCAGAAATTTGATGTCATTGCAAAGTCGCGAGGGGTTATTGTTGCATCTGTTTTTGAAGGGTTTGGGATGTTTGTGGCTGAGGCTATTGCTTGCGGAGTACCTTTTATTGGTTATGATTATCCAACTTTTAGAGAAATTAGGGATTTTGCAAAAGCGGATAATATTTATTTGGCACAAACTAAAAATCCTTTTGATCTTGGTAGAAAATTACAGCAGGCATTGAGAGAGAAAAAGTTTAATAAACCTAGTAATGTATTTCATTATGAACAGATGATTGAAAAGTTAAAAAATATATGACTATTGGATTAATGATGGTGGTTAGAAATGAGAAAGAAAAAATTAATAAATGTCTTGATTGGCATTTGCCTTATTTTGATGAAGTTTCAATATGTGATCAAAAGAGTGAGGATGGAACTTGGGAAATATTACAGGAATATAAGAAAAAAAGTAAAATTCCTTTTAGTTTATGGCAAGATGAGCCGGCAGGGTTTCCGGAGACTTCAAAACAAAAAACAGTATCATTATTAAAAACTGATTGGGTTTTATTAGTTGATGCCGACGAGTTTTTTTCAAAAGAATTTTTAGAGAAAATGCATGAGATTGTAAAAGATAAAAAATTTATAGGCTATACATTTCCTAGAAATAATATTTTTCATGTTAAGGTTTATGATGATTCTGTGCCAATTAAACCAAAATGGTTAAAAGTTTTACATCCCTCGAGAGATTATCAGTTGAGATTATCGATTAGAAAATTTAGTGTTTTTCCTCCTTTCTTACATCATAGAGTTAGAATTAATGGAGAAACAAACGGAGATAAAATTGGTATTTCAACTTATGCGATAAATCATATAAAAACAATTCAAGATCAATGGGAAGATCAAAGAAGATATAAGGGGGTTATTAAGAATGTTTAAATTTGATTGGTTTAAAGGATATATTATTAATTGGACAAAATGGCTTGCAGGATTTAAGGGAAAGCCAAATTTACAATTTTTGGAAATTGGTTGTTTTGAGGGTAGGGCAACAACTTGGTTATTAGAAAATATTTTAACAAATTCGAGTAGTTTTATTACTGTAATTGATACTTTTGAGGGAAGTTTAGAGTTTACTGATTATCAAAAAAAAGATATGTTTGAGATTTTTAGTGAAAATATTAAGGAATATAGACAGAAAGTTATTATTAGTAAAGGTTATTCTCAGGAATTATTGAGAGAAAAAAAATTAAAATATTATGATTTTATTTATATTGATGGATCTCATATTGCACCGGATGTATTGGAAGATACTATTTTAGCTTGGGGATTATTAAAAGTCGGTGGAATAATGGTATTTGATGATTACGAATGGCATCATCACAAAAATCCATTAATGCTTCCTAAGATTGCGGTTGATTCTTTTCTTGAAGTATTTAAGGGAAAATATCAATTGATTCATAAAGGGTACCAGTTAGCAATTAAAAAATTATATGTTTAAAGGTAAATTAGGAATTGCGTTAATAAGTTTTGATAGGCCGAATTATTTTGAACAAACTTTAAGATCATTAGAAGAACAAAGTTATTTTCAAGATTCTGATTTTCATTTATTCCAAGATGGTCAAGTTAATAAATTCTCTGGTAGAATCGTTACGGATCGATATTTAATAGATAGATCAGTTAAATTATTCAAAAGGTCAAGATTGAAAAATAAAGTGGAGCACATTGAATTTAAAAATATTGGTAATGCTTTAAATCAATTTAATGCAGTTGAATTTATGAGCAAAAATTATGAATATTTTATGGTTATTGAGGATGATGTCGTTTTAAGTTCAGATTATTTGCGGTTAATCCGAGTAATGATCGATCAATATTTTTCAGATCCAAAAATATTTAGCTTAAGTTTGTCTTTTGCAAGGTCTTGCAAGAAACAAGATATTGATAAGAATTTAGACAAAGTATTTTTTAAAAATGTGCATTGGTGGGCTGAATGTTGGAGTGCTAAAAATTGGAAAAAGATTAGATATTATTTTATGGAATATATGGAGTTTGTTAATAAATGTGATTATAGGATGAGGCCATCAGTTGAAATTAAAAGATTTTTTATAAATAATGGTTTCGATATTCCTCAAACTTCTCAGGATGCTGGTAAAGACTTTGCTTTATTTAAAACTGGATTGAAGCGTTTAACAAGTGTTGTTAATAGGGGTTTTTATATCGGAGAATATGGATTACATTTTAGGCCAAGTACTTATAAAAGATTAGGATTTGGAGATATGAAGCCTTTTGAATTTGAAAGTGATAAGATATTGGAGGGGTTTAATATATGTTAAAAAATAGTTGTGGTTTAAAAATTGGTGGCTGTGTTACTTGCGGAAAAAAAATTACTTGTCCGATTTGCAAAACTAGGTATAGGGAAAATATTGAAAAATGTCCTAATTGTCATGGAATTAAGAAAAAATAAATATGGAAATAATTGATATAGAGTTAATAAAATTAAAACCTAGTGAATATAATCCGCGAGCAATGACTGAGGATGAGGCAAAAGAGCTTCAAAAGTCTTTGGATACTTTTGGTTTGGTTGAGCCTATTGTTGTTAATATGTTTCCCGGGAGAGAAAACATTATTGTTGGGGGGCATCAGAGATACAATATTGAGAAAGCCAGGGGTACCAAAATAATGTCATGTTCAGTTGTAAAACTTCCGATTGAAAAAGAAAAAGAGCTCAATTTAAGATTGAACAAAAATAATGGTCATTGGGATTGGGATATGTTGGCAAATCTTGAAAAGGAATTATTAGAGAGTGTTGGTTTTACAGAGGAAGAATTGATTGTAGGGTTTGGATTGAATAAGACTGAAATGGAAAATGTTGATCCTGATCGATTACAGATAATTGAAGTATATCCGCCTGAGGCTCCGAAGTTAAAAGAAAAGGCACAAATCCATTTTGAAAAGATAGAAGATTATCAGAAAGTTAAACAGGCAATTTTAGGTGGCGTTATTACTACAGATATAATTTTAGGTTTGATAAAATGAAATATTTTTCTACTTTTACAGGTATTGGTGGCCTAGATATGGGCCTCGAAGAATCAGGTTTTGAATGTGTTGGATTTAGTGAGATAAAAGAATCAAGTATTAAAATTTATAATTCTCATTATCCGAAGCATAAGAATTTTGGGGATATTACAAAATTAGATTATAAAAGTTTGCCTGATTTCGATATTTTGACCGGAGGATTCCCTTGTCAAGCCTTTTCTATGGCTGGGGCGAGGCAAGGATTTAAGAATAAAAAGGGAGTATTAATTTTCTATTTATATGAATTATTGATAGCAAAGCAGCCAAAATTTGCGGTCTTTGAAAATGTAAAAGGATTGTTAACTCATAACAAAGGATCAACTTTTATTAATGTAATGCAGTTATTGGGAAAAGCCGGTTATTATGTCAGGGTTTTATTGTTAAATGCGGTTAATTATGGATCGGCACAAAATAGAGAGAGATTAATATTTTTATGTAGTAAAACAGATTTTCCTAAAAAGGTCCCGGTAATTAAAGATAATACAAAATTATTTAGAGATGTAAGGTTAATTGATGGAAATTTTGAATATGTTAAGGAAACTGAGAAAAACTTAACAAGAATTCAAGACCGGGGGCAAATGTATAGTTTTGATTTAATAGGTGGGTATGATAGGATTGGAACTATTTTGACTATGAAATATGGGGATCAAAGGCGGCCAAAAGTAATTCAGGAAAAGGATGGGAAATTTAGGTATATAAATATTACTGAGGCAGAGAGATTACAGGGATTCCCGGATGATTGGACAATAATGGAAAGTGAGATTAATCGTTGGTTTGCAATCGGAAATGCGGTAAATTGTAATGTGAGCCGGTATTTATTTAAGGAATATCTGAAAGGATTGTGGTGGTAATTATGGAAAGTTCGGTAATAGATAAAAATGAAGCAAAGAAATTAATTATCCTTGAAAACTTAGAGGATGGTTTAACATTTAAAGATTCTTGTTTAATGGCAGGCATTAGTGAAATGACAGGGCATAGATGGAAAGCGTTAAGACAGGAAGATATTGATAGATTAAAATTATTGCAAGGGTCTGCAATTTTAAATGAAGAACAAAAAAAAGAGGTAAGTAAATTGTTAATCGAAAAAGAATTGTGTGAGGGTTTTGAGGGTCGGGTTGAAGCTAGTATTATTAAATATAAGAAGAAATTAATAAAATCAACCACATTGAATTCTATAAAGAGTGGAATAGTTGGTTTGGAAGTTTTGAGACGTCGTTTTCCAAAAGAATGGAATGTGCCACAAAAATTAGAACATAGTGGAGAATTGGAAAATAGAATTATTATTTTGCCTAGTAATAATAGAAATTAATGGAAACTAAACAGATAGTTATTAAGCCTCAGGATGGATTTCAAGTTAATTTTTTATCATGTCCGGCAGATATTATTATTGGTGGATCGGGAGCCGGTGTTGGTAAAACTTTTGCTTTATTAATGGACCCTTTAAGATATGTAAACATTGAGGGTTTTGGTGCAGTTATTTTTAGAAGAACAACGCCACAAATTAAAAATGAGGGAGGACTTTGGGATCAATCTCAGGATTTATATTCGATAGTTGGTGGAGAGCCACGAGAATATACCTTGCAATGGGGTTTTAGAGTTGGGAATAATGGAGAGTCGAATATAAGATTTTCCCATTTGGAGTATGAGAAAAATAAGTACGATCATCAGGGAGGACAATATGCCTATATTGGTTTTGATGAATTAACGCAGTTTACGAGGACACAGTTTTTATATTTACTTTCAAGGAATAGATCGACTTGTGGAATTAGGCCATGTGTTAGGGCGACGTGCAATCCTGATCCTGATAGTTGGGTTGCGGATTTTATTAAATGGTGGATTGGAGAAGATGGTTATCCGATTCCTGAAAGAATTGGAAAGTTAAGATATTTTATTATTGATGCTAATAATTTTGTTTGGGGAGATACTAAGCAAGAGGTTATTGATCGCGTGCCTCATGTTTTTAAGGATGAACAGTTTAAGGATGTTAAACCAGAGGATTTAGTTAAATCGGTTTCGTTTATACCCGGCCATATTCAAGAGAATAGGGCTTTATTAAATGCTGATCCTGCGTATATGGCAAATTTATTAGCGTTGCCGGAGAATGAGCAGATGAGATTATTAAAAGGGAATTGGAAAATTAGACAGGATGGATTATCACTATTTAATTATTTGAAGATTAATGATTTATTTACTAATTTTGTTAATGGTGGAAAAAAATATATTACTGCGGATGTGGCAAGGTTTGGGAGAGATTTAACAGTAATAATTTCTTGGGATGGGTTGAAGATAATTAAGATTACTATTTTAACTCATTCAAAAACGAATGAGGTTGTTGATGCTATTGAGATTGAAAGGGAGAGATTGCAAATTGGAAAGTCTGAGGTTGCGGTTGATGAGGGTGGAGTTGGTGGTGGAGTTGTTGATCAGGGTGGTTATCTTGGGTTTGTTTCAAATGCTTCGGTAATGGAAAATCCCGATACTAAGAAAAAGGAAAATTATAGTAATTTGAAAACTCAATGTTATTATTATTTAGCGGATAAGGTTAATTTGGGAGAATTAGCGATTGGTAATAATTTTGTAGTTAATGGAAAGCCCTCGGTTGATATTGTTTTGAATGGGCAGATTTATACAATAGAAAAGTTAATTAAAGAAGATTTAAGATCAATTAAAAGAAAAGCAAGTATTAAAGATGAAAAATTACAGATTAATTCTAAGGACGAGCAGAAAAATATATTAAGTGGGCGATCTCCGGACTTTGGGGATTCAATGTCAATGAGGATGATATTTAATTTTGTGCCTAAAAAGAAACCATCTTTTTCTTTTGGGGACGAAACATATTAAAATGTGATATTATATTGATGTATGAGTTTTATAAATAATATTCGCAATGGTGTTGCAAGATTCCTCAAGGTATCGAACTCAATGAGTTTGCCGGATTTGTTTTTAAAGTATGGATCAAAAGGGAAAAGAATGTTGCCGGATTGGACTGAGGTTGTCATGGAAGATCGCGATCATTATACCGGATATGGTTATGCTTCAATTATTATTAGGGCGAATATGGTGGCTCAGATTGCCTTAAATAATATCAGAACAAAGTCAAATAAAGAAAGTTTTGTGCATCCATATTTGGATGTTATTAGTAAATCCCCGACGTTTTCTGATTATAAATTTTGGAGTGATATATCAACTTATTTAGATTTAGAGGGAATTTATTATTTGATGGCGGTTAGGAATTTTGAGAATGGAAAATATGGGAATATTATGGAGTTTAAATTATTAAGTCCTTATAATATTACGCGTGTTTGGGATAAAGACTTTTTGAATGTTGCCGGATATACGGAAGTTAAAAATGGAATGATTAGAGAGATTCCAAAGGAAATGATTATTGAGATTGGCGAATTAAATCCTTTTACTGAAAAAATCCCTTATGCAATGACGGATGCGGCTAAGGAATCACAGTTTACTTTGAATACTTTGGGAGATTATACACGCCACGCATTAAGAAATAATATTAATGCACCCGGAATTTTAGCGACTGATGTGGCGTTGGAAGCTCAGGAATTTGAGAATTTTAAAAAGAGAATTAAAGAGCATACAAAGGGAGAGCCAATTTTTGGTAATGGTAATGGGGCTGTTAAATGGGAAAATATGCAGATCGAACTTTCAAAGTCTGCTTCGAAAGATATTAATGAAATAAATAGGGATAAATTGTTTGCGGTATCGGGAGTTTCAAAGACGATTATGGGAATTGAACAATCTGGAACGACTAGGGAAACTTCGAGGACACAAAAAGAGTTAATGATTGAGAATCATATTTTACCTAGAATACAGATGATTATTGATGCTTTAAATCAGGATTATAAAAATAATAGGTTGGCAGATTTTAAGATGAATCAAGCGGATATTGTTGTTGATAATCCGTTAGGTGTTGATTTGGATAGTAGAAAAACAGAAATTGAAGTTAAAGATAGTGAATTAAATCTTTATCAGAAATTAATTAATAAGGGAGTTGATAAAGAAATTGCATCTGATTTTGTTAAGGGTAATATTGATATTGATGCTTTGGATTTAGAAAAAGAGGAACCTGTTATACCACCGGCAAATGATACTTCTAAGGATAATCCGCCGGATGATTCAAAAGAAACTATAAAAAAAAAAGTAAATAAACCTCATTTATCTATTGAAGAAAAAATAAAAAATGCTATTGAAGATCAGGGTTTAATTTCACAATCTCAGGCCTCTTTAAAAAATACTATTATTAATATTGATACTCAGTTATTAATGGCGGCGTATAATCGAATTCCTAAAAAGATTAAAAATGCAGTTGGAGAAGATTTAAGTTTAGAAGATTTTATTACTAAGACAGATAAAAAAGAGAGTATGAGGGACTTAGTTCTTGGGTTAACTGTGTTTTATGGAATTGTTGTAAATCTTCAAGGACAGGAAACGACTAGGGATCGATCAGGAGAATATGCTTTACCCGGATTATTTAAAATGGATAAGGATGTTAAGGATTGGATAAAAGATACTGCGGAAAAAGCGGCATTATCTCATATTGATACTGTAAGTGATGATATTTTTAAGGTTGCGAGAGATGCTGCTTTAGAGGGGTTGTCTGTGCCGGAGATTGAATCAAAATTAAAAGAAAAGTTTTCTGATGTAGTAACTGAAACAAGGGCAACGACAATAGCGAGGACTGAAACAAATCGTGCTTTTACAAGAGCTCAATTTGAAGCGGATAAACAATTTGCGGAAGATAATGATTTAAAGGCGTATAAACAATGGGTTACGAGAAGTGGGAATCCTTGCGATGCCTGTCAGGCGTTAGCAGATGAGCCACCGATACCGCTAGAAGATAATTTTAGAGATAAAGGGGATAAGGTAAAAGCCGGTGGTCAGGAATATGATGTAAATTTTGAAGATTTAGAAGCTGGTAATTTGCATCCTAATTGTAGTTGCGAATATGAGTTAGTTTTAAAATAGGACTTGCATTTTGCAAAAATGTGATATACTAATTATATGAACTCTGTAACAGCAAGGAAAATTAGTAAAAATCCATTCTATACTCCGAATGAAGATCAACAGTATAAAATTGATAGTTTGGAAGCACAAAAAAGTGAAATAAAAACTATTAAGCATGATATTTTACCAATTCACAATTCAGAACTTCCAATAAATCCAACAGAAGAAACTCAGGAAGTTTTGGGAGTTGAGGAAAAACCAAAAAGACGAAAGCGAAAGGAAATTATAAATGAAAACTAAAAATATGGTTTCAAAGTTTAATTTAAATGGAATTAGTGTTAATGAAAAGAATGATAGGGTTGTAATGTTTGGTCGGGCTTTGCCTATTACAAATGATGAGCCTCAATATAATGGTACGCGTTATGATATTAAGACAATGAATGTTGATGGATATAAGGGATTGGTTACTGTGGATCACGAAAATAGTTTAAGAAGTATTATCGGAAAAGTTATCGGGTTAAATAAGGGAGATAAAAAGGTTACTATTGATGGTATAGAATTTGCGATTGAGGAAAATGCGGAAGCGATATTTGCTAAGAATATGTTGCTTGCCGGATATGCTACGGATTTTTCGATTGAAACGATTGGTCCTTGGCCTAATGATGATGGAGTTTATGAGAACTCTGAATTAGTTGGTCTTTCGATGGTGGTTGTTGGAAATAATAAAAAGGCAACAGTTAATCAGATTGCTTATAATTCTATTGAGAAAGCAAAAGAGTTAGGACTTAAAACTGATGAGCTTGAAGCTATTTATCCTCTTGACAAATCAAAAACAATCAATCATACTAATAATATGCAAAAGACAGCGGAAGAAATAAAAGCAGAAAAAGAAGCACTAGAAGTAAAAGCGAAAGCTGATGCTGAAAAGGCAGTTAAAGAAGAAGCAGATAGAAAAGCCTCAATCGAAGCCACAGTAAAAAATGCAGTAGAGCTTTTAATGAAAGAAATAAACGATCTTAAAGAAAAAGCATTTGATAATGGAGCTAAAGAACCGGAATTTAGAAAAGCAGCAGCAGAAAAAATTAAGAATGAACTTTCTGCAAAAGATTATAAATCGAGAGCATCAGATCAGATTAATTATGCTTGGGATTTCTTAAAGGGCGGAAATGCAAATGCGGCTAAGAAACTTGAAGAATTAAATCAATTCCACATGGAGCAATTACAAGAAAAAGGAATTGCACCTAGAATTAATCCAGTAACTAAAAATGCAGTAACGATTGCAGACTTTGGAAATTTTGTTATATCTCCGGAATTATTGAGTGAAATAGAGGGTGTTAGATCAGATTTTGCACCATTACTTTCTAAGGTAAACTTTAAGGAAACATTATCGCTTCAAATGGCATGGTTGACTAGATCAGGGGATATTTCCATGACAGAAGTTGAAACTTGTGATGATGGAGCAAATGGTAATGTTAAACCAATTTCTGAATATGGAGCATCAATCAATACTTCAAATCTTCATGAATTAGCGGCTGTTACTCCGGTTTGTAATGCGGCAACTAGATTCTTGGCAGTTGATCTCTTGGGAGATGTAGCGGCTGGATATAGAAATGATTTTGACAGGAAGAAAGCACAGTTGTTAATCGTAAGATTACAGCAAGCTATTAATTCTACTGGAAATAGCACAGAATTTGATGTAACTAGCGATTTGAACTCTATTAAATCATTAATCCAATCAATAAAGGTTGTAATGCAAGCGGTACCAAACGGAACGTTTATCTTTAATAATTCTACATATTGGACTTTAATTGAAAAGTTAGTTGGAATTGGAGCAAATGGTCCACTTTCAAATCTCTTGACGACTGACGATCAACCGGCATTCTTGGGCAAACCATATATCGTAGTGCCTGATGAATTGATGCCATCTCTCGGATTGAATGATACTAAGACATTTACAGTTGAGGGCGTATCAGTAACTATCAATCAAGGAATGTTCTATGTCGATCTTAATACATTCACAGGTAGAACATCAGGCGGATTGAAGTTTGATCTTAGCACAGAAGCGGCTTATGAAGAAACAAGCGGTCAGACGACAACTGTTAAATCTGCATTCCAAAGAAACGAACTCGTACTCAGAGGATCATTCTTCAGGGGCGGAGCAGTCAAAGATGAAAACAAGGTTGCCGGACTCTCAGACTTCGCAATTTCCTAATAACTTCTATTAGGTAAAAATCTCATTCTTTACAAATCAGATTATTTTTGTGGTATGATTAATATATGGATATATCCACATATCAAACATTATCGGGTATAACAGTTTTGGATTCACAGTTGGCTCGTGTTACTGCGGCAATAGCAAGAACTCAGGCAATCCTCGAAACAATGCTCGGTTATTCTCTTGATCCAGTTATCGCGTTACAAAATCAATATAATGAGTCGGGGATTTCTTCGGTTGAGTGTGATGATGATAGTGCTTTGGATCCGGCTGATCCTGTTGAAACTGCATATAGGATTTTTCCTTATAATAGACACGATAAATATTTAAATATTGATCCGGCCACTTCGATTAATAAAGTTAAGTTGATTAGAAATAATATTACTGTTTTGGTAATTGATGATTACAGAGTTGATTATAAGAATGGGTTAATTAAATATTTAAGGCAAGAGAAGTGTTTTTATAGGTGTTATGATGAGTGTCATAATGTTCAGTTAGCGGTTGATGCTGTTTGGTTAGGTGGGGATGATTACCAATTACAAGATTTGCCGGATGATTTACTTTTTGTTTGGAGTGATATGATTACTTTCTATGCTGATGCAAAGCGAAATATTAGAAGTGAAACGCTGGCTACTCATAGTTATACTAAATTTACCAATCAACCTCCTGAAATGTTAAGTCATAATATGGCAGTCTTAAATAAGTATGTTGGTCCGAATGGATCACTTAATAAGACTTTGACAATATGATAGATCGTTTGACTTATCCTGATTTAGTATCATTTTATAAGGTTACAACTACTGGATATAGGGGTAGTAAGGTTATATTGGCTGAAGCTGGTGTAAATTGTTTTTTTCTTCAAAATACAGGATTTAGTGAGGGAAACTTCCAAGAACAGACTGATTCTGACGCTGTATGTTATCCTGATCCTGAAAATAGTTTTATTAAAGAATATAAGAATAGATTAGAGGGTATGTATATTGTTACAAATATTACAGACGAAGATCAAAGTCAAAATTGGTATAAAATAATATCTGTAAGTGTTAATAGGGATCATTTACTTGAAAACGAGATTGATAATATTGAATGTACTCTAAAAAAAGTATCTGAAATAGAAATTGGAGGAGAAAGCTAAATGAATGTTAAATATACTGATAATACAAACCAAGCTAATAATACAATTTTAATAAATGCTTCTGTTTTTTTAAGAAGTATGGCTGATAAGATGATTGAGATTTCAACGCCTAATACGCCTAAAAATAGGGGTAATTTAAGGCAGGATATATTAAAGCAAGTCGTAGGATTGAATGGTAAGGTAAAATGGGGCAAGAATTATGCGGTATTTCAAGAGGAGAAGCAGTTTAGTAATTATACTACGGCAGGAACAGGTCCTCATTTTGCTTTAAATTCGGCTAAAAAATTACCCGGGGAAACTCAATCTATTGCTAAGAAAGTAGGTCTTATATGAATATAACTAAGGCTTTTGTTGATTTTATGCAAAGTAATGGATTTGGTACTTTTAATAGTGATTTATTTATTGGTGGTGTACCTCAAGACGCACCAAATAGGGCTTTTTGGGTTATATCAGCAGGTGGTAATAGCAAAAGTAAGAATGATACAGGGGAAAAACAAAAGAATTATTTACTAAATGTCTATTTTAGAAATATTGACGGACAAGATGTTTATGATACTTTGCAGGATTTAGAGGAGTTATTAAACTCGGCAAATTGTTTTGAATTAGAGGGTTACGAAGTTATTGAGATTGAAGCTACAATATTTCCCACAGATCAAGACTTGGATATGCAAGAAAGAACGATTGGAATGTTGCAGGTTACTTTGACAATTTACAAGGATTAAATACCTCTCTTGACATTTAGAAAAATAGCTCCTATACTTAATATAGATATGATTATCAAAGGACCATTCACATTAAAATGGGGATCAAATACACTTCAAGATATTGAATCTATTGATGTTTCACATGAGATAGATTCTGCTGATTTTCAAACACTTCAAGGTAAAACTTACGAAATAGACGGATCGTATAAAGTCTCGGCAATAATTACTCTTTTAGCTTCTGATGTTGCGGCTCTTGCAGTATTACTCCCACAACATTTTGTTGCTATGGGAGAGCAATTATCAACTGGGGAAGAAGTTACAAGTGAAGATGGGGCTATTGATATTAAGGCAGCTGCTTGTGATGAAGAACCAATTACTAATAATCTTGATATTCTTTCTTGTGCAAATCCAGCAAATACTTTGAGAATTGTTGATTGCAGAACAAGGATTGAGGGAATAGAGATTGATGGTAAAGTTCAAAAAGTGCAGATTAAGTTTCTTGGAGACGCTGCTGCTGATGAGGCTACAATGCAGTTCTTTGCTGATGGCGGAATATCGCCTGAAAGTTAATTATGTCTGATACAATTATTAATCTAGATGATGGTATAGTAGAAAATTTTAAGTTTAGTATTAAAGGTTATACTTATAATTTCAAACTCCCTAATACTGAAGAGATAGACGAATTGGTATCTTTTGGCAAAGATAGTAAAAAAATCAGAGAATGGTTGTTTAAATTTGTTACTAAGATTAATGAGAAAGACCCTGATATCGCAGAAGTTATTAACAAATCAAGTTTGCAGTATTTTATGGCATTTCAAGATATGGTTATAAAAAAATTAAATATCAATGGCGATAATAAAGGTTAAACAAATTCCTCATAAGAAAATTTCCAGCGTAGATATACTTGGTAGATTTTGTTATTATTTTCCTCAATATACTTATTCACAGGCTAGGAAACTTCCTTATAATAGAGTTATGCAATTATTAAGAGTGGTTGATCGGGAATATGCGATTAGGATGATTGACCTTGTAAATATTGTTGCAGCTCCTCATACTGACAAGGGAAGGCTCGTAAATAAACTTCTTGAAGAATTTAGAGGCAGAGTATAGTAATTTCTGCTAAAATATATCTATGAGTACTATTTCGGGTGGATCAATTGTATGGGATTTAGATGTTGAAGCTTCAAAATTGACAGCTGGATTAAATGAGGCAAAAAGTAAAGTTGATGATGTTGCAAATAAAACTCAAAGTTCATTTTCTAATATAGGCAATTCTATTGTTTCAAGCTTTCAAGGTATTGTTTCTAAGGTTGGTGGTGGATTAACTGAAATAGGTAATTTAGCGGTGTCTAAATTGGGTTTAATTGGTGGTGGAGGATTGGCTGCATTAGGTACTGCGGCTGCATTTTCTGCTTCAAGGGTTGATGAATTGACACTTGCTTTACACGCAATAGGCAAAGCTAATAATATTGCAGCTACTGAAACCGATAAGGCAGTTGAAGCTTTGAGAAAAAATAATATAGCTTATTCTGACGCTTTACAAGTTACTTCAAGATTTATTCAAAATGAATTAGATTTGACTGACGCAGTAAAATTATCAAATGCGGCTAAAGATTTAGCTGTTATAGCAGGTCTTGGATCTTCTGAAGCTACAAATATATTAACTGAAGCTATTTCAGGTCAATCAGTAATGATGTTAAGACAATTTGGAATAGTTACAGGATTAGATGAAGCTTATGAGAAATATGCAAATAGTATTACTGGGACTTCTGTTGCAACTCAAGTTGATTCTAAAAAAACTCAAGCTAATATTGATAAACTTGCAAAATTAAAAGATCAATTAGAGGTTGCAAAGATGAAGATGGGAGAATTCAGTGATGAGGTAAAAGAATCAACTAAGGTTTCAGCTCAAAATAGAATTGATGATCTTACAAATCAAATAGCAGGATTAGAGGGAAAAACTACTGCTTATGCAAAAGCAACAGGAAATGTTTCTGATAATTTGACACAAGCACAGAAAAAACAGGCATTATTAAATGTAATTTTAGAAGCAGGAACTAAGGTTACAGGAACTTATGACGCAGCTATGGAATCTTCTGGGAAACAATTTAGGTCGCTTACTACGCGTATTATTCCTGATTTTATGGTACAGATTGGTAGAGCTTTTGAACCAACATTAGCATTAGCTGTTAATAAAATATCAGAAGCTATAAAAGATATGGGCAAATGGCTTGATGATAATAAGCAAATTGTTGCTGATTGGGGGACTAAATTATCAAAGGTATTTGGAAAGGTTATTGATGGTATTTTTAAGATTGTAGATTTTTTAATTAAAAATAAAGAAATAGTTGTAGGAATGTTGGTTGCTGTTGGATTAGGAATTGCAGCTGTTGCAGTTGGATTTGTTTTGGCTCATGGAGTTGCATTATTAGTTTTTGCAGCTATTACTGCATTAGTTACAATATTCTTGAAGTTAGGTCCTGTTTTAGAAGCTGTTGGAGGATTTTTTATAGATTTATGGAATGGAATAGGAAATGCTTTTGTCTATGGATGGAAAGCGATTGTTAATTTTATAACTAAAAGTATTCCTAATTTAATCGGAAATATAATTAAATGGTTTATGGAATTGCCCGGGAAGATTTTAGATTTTTTTGGATTTTTATTATTAAGTTTTGTTACTGGTTTGGGTTTGATTGTCGGGCTATTTGTTTATGGGGTACCTAAATTAATTAATGATATAGTTAAATGGTTTTCAGAATTACCAAGTAAATTAATGGATATTTGGAACAATATTGTTGAAAATTTTAAAAAAGGTTGGGAGAATATTGTAAATTTCTTTACCATTAAAGTACCTGAAATAGTAGTAAATATTGGTAAGTGGTTTGCTGAATTGCCAGGGAAAATTTGGAATTCTATGGTTGATACTAAAAATAGAGCAGTTGAGGGAATAAAAAATATTTGGACAAGTTTAATTAATGAGGTTAGTTCATGGCCTAATAGAATGTACAATTGGGGAGTTAATTTAATTAATTCGTTTATTGATGGTATTAAATCAGCTTTAAGGAATATTGCAGACTCTTTCAAAAGTGGCATGGAAGCAGCTAAAAGATTAATTGAGGGGCATTCTCCGCCTCTTGCTGGTCCGTTTAAAGATATAGATAAATGGGGTTTTAATATTGGAGATTCTTGGGTACAGGGATTTAAAAATGCGGTGGCCGGTCTTTCTTCGGCAAATATTGGAATTCCTGATTTGTCAGGATTACAAGGTCAACCGGCTCCGGCTTTAGCGAATGGCGGAAATATTGGTAGAAATGGTGGGTTTAATCAGAATATTGATATAAATATTGAGAAAGTTGAAAATAAAGAAGATATTGCGGCTATTGGGAGAGAATTAGGATATAGGGCAAGTTTAATGCTCTAGTGTGAAAAGTCTGTGAAAATATTGGGTATAAAATATAGTCAGAATGGTGGGGGAGTGGTTTTCTGAGGGTAAAAATAGTAGTATAGAAGTTAGGGGAGAGTAGGGGATTATTATGAAAAGTTTAAAAATTAGCGATATTACATCAGGAGAAAGTATAGAATTTGATCAGGATGAAATTGGTGTTTGCGAGGGTTTTGAATATCCTAGTGTAGTTGAATCTATTGAGGATGTTGCCGGAAAGCAAAGTGCTATATTTATTACTTCGAAATTTGGTAGGCGACTTCTTTCGGTTACTGCGTTAAAAAAAGTTCAAACTTATGCGGAAAGAATTAGTATGTTGGGAGTGTTTAAACAGGATGGAATAATGAGGTTATTGGAATTTACGACTTTAAATGATTTAGATTTAAGGGCGGAAGTTGCGATTTCAAAAGTTTTATATCCTTATAATAAAGTTAGAAAACCATTTTTGCTTGAAATGATTGCACCGGATTGGAGATTTTATTCTCAGAATCAGGAAATAAGTAATTCTGCGAGTTCTCCGCAAACAATGACGAATGATGGAAGTGAAGAAACTGATCCTATATTTAGGATTAATGGGGCAGGAAGTGTTTTTGTTTTGACGAATACTACGACAGGGAAAACATTTACTTTGACGATAACGTTGACTTCTTCGGAATGGGTTGAAATAAATGTTAAAGAAAAAACTGTTTTAAAGAGTGATGGAAGCTCGGTTTTCTCGTCTTTGGTTGGAGATTTCTTTAGTTTAATACCCGGAAATAATAATTTGACTTTTGTTGTTACTGGATCAGATGGATCGACATCGTTGAGAACAACTTTTAGGCATGCATATTTGGGAATTTAGAATGACTATTGTATTTTTGAGGAGTGTGCTATACTAATTATATATGCCAGCTACACAAGCATTTTTTGCGGATCATGGAACTCAAACAGGGAGTCCAACTAAGGGTACTACAAGGAGTGCGGCTTCGGATGTAAATTGGAAAAACTCAGATGTTCAGGCAGATGTTTATTCGGATTATCCTGTTTTAGATGGGGAAAACTCTTATCCTATTTGGCTTTTTAGTAAATTTACTTCGGGAAGTTTTAATGAAATTTCGGCAGGGTTATTTGCTCATACTGCCGGTGTTTTGGGTACTGGTTTGACTTTAAAAGGAACTCCGGCTTGTACTGGAGATGGAGATAGGCTTTTATATGTAACGCCAACAACTGCGGCTTTAGCGGCACTTACGACTGATATGACGAGTGTTATTGCTATTGGATCAGGGGTTGCGGTATTTTTTGGGGCGACTGGACCGGAAGCGACAGGAAAAGCGGCTACTGCGGATGGAACAGGAGATAAATTTAGCAATTATTTGACAACTCAAATGCAGACATCAGGGGCGGATGCCGGAGATAGTGAGCAGGTTACTTTAACTTTACAATATAATGAGAATTAAATATGAATAAATTAATGTTTTGTGCTAATTGTCAAAAGGAAACTCAACATGCTGTTAGACTTTCTCCATCGGGAGAGAGTATTTTTATTTGTGGTTGTGGTAGATTTTTAAAATTTCCTGTTGGATTTACGGAAAAACAATTAGAGGATTATTCTAAAAAACACGCAAAAGGAAATAAAGGGCAGGTTTCACTTGTTAAAGTTATTGAGCAATTAGGACTTAAAAAAGTAAAAAAATCTTAATACAATAAGATAAAATCAATACAATGATAAAATTATTCGGATCAAAACCAAAAGTATTAAAATATCTCTTTGAGGTTGAGTTTAAAGATGGTACTGTTTATAAGCAAACTTTGGAAGATAAATCTATTGAGGGTGTTGGATCAGCTTTTACGGATATCGTTAAGAGAATTAATGATATTAGGATTTTTACTTTACGTAATGTTAAAAATAAAAATTGTTGGTCCGTAGATTTAATTACGGGGGAGTTTTATCATAATGGGTATGCTTTTCAAATTGATGATTGCCTTGATCAGTTAATCCCCAAACATTTGATAGCGGAATATCCTAAAAAACTAATCTATTTCAGACAACATCAGCACGATTATAATATGCAAAAAACAGAATTAGCTCACAGAATTAGATATTTTATTGGATATGAATTTGATGTAATGGGGAAAAAATACCAGAGGAAAATTAGTATTAGTTGAAAGGGAATGATACAATAAAAATATGATTAAAACAAATAAATATTTAATAATTGAACTTAGAAATAAAATTGCTTTTAGAATAATTGAACAAAAAGCTAATATTTTGTATTTTAAAAAAATAATTAGACAATCAAAAACAAATTCCCCTGAAATAGTAGATGCTTTTAAAAAGAAAAATATTAATGAAGAAAATTTATTTAAAGATGAAATATTTTTGAAATGTATTGATGAAATGATAAAAGGAGGTAAATACTAATGGCACAAGTTAAAGTTTTGGTTGTTGGAGGAGGAGGAAGCGGAGGGAAAGCTAATTTAACTTCCGGTTTTTCTTCTGGTGGAGGTGGAGCTGGTGGTTATCAATATAATCCTGCATTAGCTGTAACTCAAAAAAATTATTCTATTACGGTTGGCAATGGAGGAGCTGCAAAATCTACTGCTGGAATTGGAAATGATGGAGAAGATTCTGTTTTTGATGTTGGAGGAACGCCTCTTACTGCTGATGGTGGTGGAGGAGGAGGAGGAGGGAATGCAAATATAAGTGGAAATAGCGGAGGTTCGGGAGGAGGAGGAGAGGGAACTGGAACAGGGGGATCAGGAACAGGCAGTCAGGGTTATGCTGGTGGTAATGGTTCAGGTTCAGGGCAAGATGCAGGTGGAGGAGGGGGAGGAGCAAGTCATACTGGTTATAATGGAGTTATTGGGGATGGTGGAGGAGATGGAGGGGTAGGAACTTCAAATTCTATTACTGGTAGTGCTGTTACTTATTGCGGTGGTGGTGGAGGTGGAGCTTATGGGGATGTTAATTCTCCGAATGGTGGAGGAACAGGTGGATCAGGAGGAGGAGGAAATGGAGGAAGACATACAGGTCCTTTAACTAATGCAACTGCTGGAACAGATGGTTTAGGTGGAGGAGGGGGAGGCGGTCTTGATGGAGATGGGGCAGCAGGAGGAAAAGGTGTTGTTATTATTGCTTATAAAACAGATGGAAGTGATGGAGTATCAGATGATTCTACTGGTGGAACAATATCAACTTCAGGAGATTATACTATTCATAAATTTACCTCTAGTGGAACTTTTGGATGTGTTTTAAGTGTTTTAAATCCTACAGTTACTACAGATGACCCAGCTACTGATATTACATCGGTTTCTGCTCAAGGTGGTGGAGAAGTTACCGATGATGGTGGTGGAACAATTTCGGAAAGAGGTATCGCTTGGGGAACTTCTGCAAATCCAACCATTGCAGGAAGCCACCAAGCTTCGGGTAGCGGAGTGGGAACATTTACCGCAGGAATGACAGGATTACTCCCCAACACGCATTACTATTACCGTTCTTATGCTACAAATGAGGCTGGGACAGCTTACGGAACAGATGTAGAATTTGATACTTTAGATTGTGTTATTAGCGGAAATGTTATTTTAAGCGGAAGTCCAGTTGAGGGGGCGAAAATTACTTTAATTGACTCAGATACGGATGTGATTGTAGATACTCAGGAAACTGATGCAAGTGGAAATTATGCTTTTACAGAATTGGATGTAACAAAAATGTATCATTGTGTTGCGGAATACATTGATAATTATGATATGTATAATGCGAAGTCGTTGCCATTTTTGACACCGGCTGAAGTTTAAAAATATGATATGCAAAATATTAAAAAAAAAACTATTTCTAGGCTTCTTTTAACTTCTGAGAGGGGGATTTTATAGTGAATTACACACCGCCGGCAGGTAATAATGCTGATTTTGAATTAAAATCTTATACTCCGCCTAGTGGAGATAATGCGGATTTTGATCTTTCGCAAAGCACGCAAAAAACTATTTTAGGAAAAGTCCGAATATATTTAAAAACTGTTAAGACAATATTGGGTAAGATTAGAATATCTGTAAATACTTCAAAAACTATTCTAGGAAAAGTTTTTATAATTCTACCGGCAACAAAGAAAACTATCAAAGGAATTGTTGATATTTTTAAATCAACCTCAAAGAATATTTCGGGTAAAGTAAGTATTCTTTTTCAAACACAAAAAACAATAACTGGAAAGATTAGAATACGAAAACTTGAGGGTGGAATTAAATATAGAATTTTAGTTAAGGATGGTTATGGAAATTTGATTGGAGAATTCGAAAAATTTAGAGCATTAAAATTTGGTAAAAGATTAAATAATTATGGCACTGCTTCTTTTGAGATTCCGATGAATGATCCAAAAGTTTCTGATTTGATTTTGTTAAGGGTTTATACAGTTGAGATTTATGAATATAGGAATGAAACTAATGTTTTGGTTTGGGCCGGAGAACAAGCTGTTAGAGAGGGTAATTTAAATAAAGATAAAAATAATTGGTGTACGATTTATTGTTACACATGGTTGGAGCAATTAAAAGATAGATATACGGATGCGGTTAGAACTTTTGAGGCTACGGATCAGGGTTTAATTGCTTGGACGTTGATTGATGAAACTCAAAGTGATGGTTATTATGGAGATTTCGGGATTAGATTAGGAACGATTGAGGCGACTGTTGATAGGGATCGCGAGTATTTTAATCAGAATATTATGGAAGCCTTGATTAATCTTTCTAATGTTATTTCGGGTTTTGATTTTGAAATTACTGATGCAAAGATTTTTAATGCTAAAAGTGTTATTGGAACTGATAAATCGGATGATATTATTTTTGAATATGGTGTAAATATTTCGAGTATGAAAATAGTTGAAGATTTTGTTAATCCTGTTAACAGGGCGATTGTTTTGGGGCAATCGACTGATGATTTAAATAATTTGGTTAGGATTCAAAGAGATAATGATTCATCACAGGCGTTGTATAAATTAAGGGAGATTACAGAATCGGCAATGACGGTTACTGAAACTCAAACTATGGAAGATATTGGGGATTCTTATTTGAGAAAATATGCACAGGCGTTATTTAAAATTGATATGGAATTGGTAATGTCAACTAAATTTACTATGGTTAATTTCGGATTAGGCGATGTAATTAGGTTAATCGTAAAGGATGGAATCTATGATATTAATGAGCAGTACCGCGTATTTGAGTGGAGTGCGGAATGTGGAACTGGTAATACTGTTAAATTATCGTTAGTTTTAGGTAATTTTACTTTATGATAGGAGAAAATTATGGCAAGTAATTTAAATACAATTACAGTAGCAAATTTATTAAATATAATTGCGAGATTAGAGGATCGTGTTAAACTTCTTGAAAGAATAATGCAAGGTCAGCCGATTGCTGTTGTTAGAATTGCGGATGCCTCGATTACAAATGCTAAAATTCTCAGTTTAAGTGCGGATAAAATCACGACAGGACAGCTTTCGGTTACTACGAGTATTTTTATTGGGGATGTTTCCTCGGGAGATTATATTGAGGAAAGTGGTGGGGATGTAAATATTGTTATGTTTAAAGATGATGTTGCACAATTCTTATTTGGGCAACAGACTTGACTATGAATTTAACCGCTTTAGAGCAGGCTACATTAAGTAGGAAAATCTCACAAATTGGTGTTCGAATTAAAAGAATGGAAGATTTATTTAATGGAAAGCCGATTGCTACGGTTATGTTTATGGATGCCATAATTACGAGTGCAAAAATAGCTTCAATTTCTGCCGGAAAGATTACGACTGAGGAAATGAATATTGGAACAAATATTTATATTGGAAGTGTTGCGAGTGGAAATTATATTAAAAAAAGTGCTAGTGATCTCCGGATAGTTCAATATATTGGCGGAATTCCTAGAATAATTATTGGAGAAGTTGATGGGGCTATGGTGGTTAGGGTAAGTTTACCCGGATATAATGCGGAAACTGATGATGATCCGGATCATTTTGCTTTGTATTCAGATCAGGATTGGATTTTAATTAAAGAATTTGAACGAGGGGACGAGGTTGTTGTTAGTGGTGGGAGTAAGACAATTACGCATGATTTGGGTTATGTGCCTTTAGTTATGGTATATTCGAAGTCAGGAGATACTTGGAGTATTGTCGATGGAGAAGATATTGATGTGACGACTACAACTTTAAAAGTTTGGTTGACTAATGGAACAAGATTTAAATATTATATTTTTTACGATAATCAATTATGATTTTAGCACTTACAAAAGATGGAATTGATGTAAAAACGGCGACGGATCCGAATGATTTTATTTATCACTCGGATTATAATACGTTTAAAATAATTGGAAATGATACTGAGGATTTTACAATTCCGGCCAATTCGACTGCTGTTTATACTGTTGAGCATGGTTTGTTAATTGTGCCTTTAGTTAAGGCATTTATGAGGGAAGATACAAAAAATGCGGTAGTTACTCAAAATAATTCTATTGTTGATGTGGTTGGGTTATCTTGTTATCTTTCGCTTGATGCGGTTGGGGCTGATTATACACAGTTAAAATTTACGATTACAAATCATGATTCGTCAAGTCATGTGGCACATATTCGATATTGGTTATTTGAGGTACCTTTATAAAATATGCAATTTACTGAAAGAATACCGAATAATTGGGAAAATGGATATTGGGCCGGATCATGGGCGTCCGGAGATGATTTATATAGTAGTTTTGGGATGGGTAAAAATTATTATGGAAATGATAATTATTGTGGTATTCGTTTTCCAAATGTAAGTATTCCAAAGGGATCAACAATTACGAGTGCGTATTTAAAGTTAACGGATGGGGAAACTAAGAGTTGTACTGTTCATGCTAAAATTTTTGGAATTGATGAAGATAATACTGCGGATTTTCATAGCGATCCTATTGGGCGTTCAAAGACTTCCGCGAGTGTTGATTGGGACCAAACGAATCAGGTTGTAAATACCGAAAAAACATCTGCGGATATTAAGGCAATTATTCAGGAAATAATTGATCGTGCTAGTTGGGTTAGTGGAAATTCTATTGGTTTTATTTCTCAGGATGATGGAAGTTCAAATGATAATATTTTGAGATTTTGGAGTTATTACGGAGCAAGTGCAAAGGCTCCATATTTAGAGATTAATTATAGTCCCCCATCTAATTTGATTACAAAGGATTTATCTTATAAGGTTAGGCGGTCAATGCCTGTAATTACTAAGTTGCTTCGGTATTGTATTACAGATCAGGAACTTTTGCCGGTTGTTTTTAATGGTATTAAAATTTCAAAAGATGGGCATGATGTTAGAAATACGAAAAATCCCAATAATCTTAAAATTTCTTCTGATTATAATACTTTAAAATATTTTTTAAATGATACGCATCAAATTCATGTTTCGGAAGATGAATATACGCTTTATAATGTTACTGGGTATATTGAGCATAATTTAGGTTATTTCCCTTTTGCAGAGGTTTATGTAAAAGATGATTTAATGAGTGCGTATAATCCGCTTGGGAGATTTCAGGCAGGATCAGGAGCTTCGCGGTCTTATTTTTTCTATGTTACGACTACGAGATTATATTTTATTATTAATGGGTGGACTGGTAGTAGTGCGGTTGATTTTGATGCTGATTTTTATTATAAAATATTCAAAAACAATCTTGGTTTATAAATGTTAAAATAAATATATGGCGGCAACAGTTGAAATTTGCGAATCGAATGGAGCAGGAGAAACAATTACGCATGATATTAGTAATGCGAATATGGGTGGTGCCGATGCGGCAGAGCTTGATCCGGTTTCAAATCCTATTGATGCAGGGGATCGAAGTTATATTAAATATCAGAGAGTTCATGTTACTGCGATGGGTGGATCGTCAAGTATTGGAACTTTAAAGGTTTTTAGGGCTGGGGTGTTGGGTGGATCCGCTACGCATAAAACAAATGCTAGGACTTCTTCTTATGGTGGGGCTTTAAGTTATGCGACTCCGGTAAATACTTCTGTTTCCGGTGTAGATCAAGATATGCCTACGAGTGAGCCGGCTTCGGCAAATCTCGGAATTGGTGGGGCGTTGGCCGGAACGCTTACGGATGTTGGATATTCTGATTATTTGGGGCATCAACTTATTACTGATGCGGATGATGATGAGGGATCAGATAGTGATTTAAGTTTTGTTTATAGTGAAACTGTATGAAAAAAAGATGTCCTAATTGCAAGAGATGGTTTAATAATAATGAAGAATATTTAAATCATGATTGTGTTAAAAAAGAAATTAAAAAATCTTCTAAATTAGGAATGACCGTTGAGGAAATAAAAAATGGATTATAAATTTTTTCGGAAAGAAATTAAAAAATGGGAAAAAGTTGAGTTGGTTTTGTGGGTTTGGGAAGTTATTTATAAGGATAATTCTAGGTTATTTCAGTATGGAGAAGATGGTATTTTCCATCAGATTAGAGAGATAGATCAATCTAAATTAGCGGTATTTTCAATGCGGAATGTTGAAACTAATCAAAGAGTTTGCTTGTTTTTTAAAGAAGGTAAAAAATTATTTCATGAATACGAGAATGCAATAATTAATATTGGGACCAAAAAAGAGGAAAAATTGAGGGCTTTTATTTTCGGATTTGAGGGTAATTATATTGTAATTACTATCGATAATCATATTATTTTTACTGATAATTATAATAATGTTGATTGTTTTGGTGGGAAATTACCTTATAAATAATATTGCATTGATATAATAAAACTGATACTCTTAATATATGGAAGAATATATTAAGTTAATTGCTAGTCAAGGATTTGGTTATCTTCTTTTTGTAGCCTCGATGTTTGTTTGTTTTTTCCTCTATAAAGAAAATCGTAAATTGAATCAGGATAAGGTTGATATTTCGGAAAAGCGAGTTGAAGATTTAAAAGAGGCTCAGGCTAATTATGGTAAAATGTCTGAGGCATCACAGATTGTTGCCCAAAATACGCTTACAATAGTAACAAATTTACAAAATCTATTAAATAAGGCAAAATAATATGATACATTTTAAATTTTGGAAAATATTTTTGGGAAGTGATAAAAAATCCTCTGAAAGAGTTGAGGCTAAAACTCTTGAAGCTGATCTAATCAAAGCTCAAACAATGGAAGATATAACACGAACTAAAGAGAATATCGATAAAATAAATCGAGATACTAATATCAAATTAAAAAATGTTAGTAAGGATTTAAATCAGATCACGATTAGATTCGCGATCGGAATGGGGAGAATAAAAGGATGTTGAATTTAATAGGAAATTATGGGGCTGAGGTTTCGTTTATAATTAGGTTGTTAGCAACTATTATTTTATTGTGGCAAATTATTCCTTTACAGGTTAAAGAATCACAAGTTAGGAATGGTTTGAGAAAATTTAGAGTTCAACTATTAATCGTTGATTTTACTTTACTTTTAACAAACTTATTTGCAATGGTGCTTATTGCCATGACTAAAGGACAGGTTGAATTTTTGCCGGTTTGTATTCAGATAGTAAATGCAATCTCAATTTTGATTTTGGTTATTGTTTTATATTATATGTATCACGATCAATATACTCCGGAATCAAAAGAGATTCACCGCAGAATTGACAAATTAAAAGAAAAGAATACAATTAAAGTATGACTCCTTTTAGACGCGGATATTTAATTACTCAAAAATTTGGGCAAAATCCAGCAAATTATAAACCTCTAGGGTTTGATGGACATGATGGTATTGATTTAGTACCAACTGATGAGAATGGCAAAGTGTTAGCTTTGGAAGTTGGAAAAGATAATTGGGACATTCTTGCTATTGAGGATGGGGTTGTTGTTAGAGATTTTGATGATCCCAAAGCCGGTGGTTATGGAATTTATGCGGTTGTTTATAATCCTAAAACTAAAAGAGCTTGGTGGTACGGACATTTTGCGGCTAATTATGTTGCGATAGGAACTGAGATTAAGCGTGGGGATAGATTAGGGCAAATGGGATCGACTGGAAATAGCACCGGAGCTCATCTACATCTAGGTTTAAGGCTTGCAGATGCCAATGGGAACGCGGTAAATACCGATAATGGGTATAAGGGCTTCGTTGATCCTTTAGAGGCTTTAGAATCGTTTAATAAGAACTCTCCATTTCCGCCGGTTAATGTGGTACCGCCTAAACCGATTGAGATTATTGATTGGGAAAAGAAGTTTAAGGATTTAGAAAAAACATTTGAAAATTATAGGAAAGAAGCTGAGAAATTATTAAATGCGAAAATTGAGGAATCTGTTAAGCCTTATCTTGATAAGATTAATAAGGCGATAAAAGATTTATCGTAAAATGGCACAAACAATTACAGAATTACAGGCGGAGCTTTCGGCAAAGGATAAAAACCTCAAAAAAGTTAAATTGAGGACTAGCAATCTCCATAAGGAAGTGCTAGATAACCGGAAGCACATGAAAACGTTGATTTGGCAGTATGAACGCATAGTCAAAGAGTATCGAATTTTGGTTGAGGAATACAAGCAGAATATCAGTAAAATGTTTTTTGTAGTAATGTTTAAGAAAATATTTAAAAAAGAGGGAAAAATATGAATCAAGAATTAAAAGATTGTATAAAATTAGGAATTAAAGAAGCGGTTTTGGAGTTTTTAAGGGTTATTGAATTCTCTGTTATTCCGGTAATATTGACTGGTATAAATACTGAAACAGGGGCAATTCATATAAATATAGCTGTTGTTTTGGCTTTTATCTTGGTTGCGTTTATTAAAGCGGTTGATAAGGGATTCCATAAGTCGGGAATTGTTGAGAAAGGATTAGCGAGGTTTTAATATGACTGAACGATATACTAGGTATCAATTTGCGAAAGATGTTTATAGCGGACTTCCTCATTATTCGGATAAAGGCGGACATAAGGAAAGATCGATAGTTAATAAAATAATTAGAAAAACAGGGATTCCAAAAGCTGAATTGGTTTTTGAACGAGGAAAAAAATAGCTATTGACTTCTTATTTTAGACGAGTTATTGTTGATTTAGATAGCGTCGGGTGGTAATATATTTATAGACCTCTTTGCCGACGCTAAGAGGTTTTTTTATGGATTTACAACAGGATAAAATTAGATGTAGATTTTGCAAAAGTAAACAATTTTTACATAAACATCATATTGATTGGAAGATTCAAGAAAATGGAAGACCAAAATCTAATAAAAAAGGTCCTTGGATTTGGTTGTGTCAGGGTTGTCATTTCATGCTTCATAGAACTCCATTATTGGCAATAGAAATATCAGATAAGAGAATAAAAGAATATATAGATTTTGTTTTAAAAGATAAATTAATTGAAAATAAAAAATCTTATTTAAGAAATTTTTTACACGCTGTTGGTATTGGAAGATATAAACCGAAAGACTTATTAGATAAAGATTTATTTTTACTAAAGCATATTTTTTTCAAATGTTATGAAACCCATCTCACAAATTTTAAAATCTAAAATAGGTTTATCTTTTGAACTTCAGGACGGTTGGAAAGATCGGGGTTATTCTGCTATTGCTAATAAGGTAGTTCATAATAAAAAAATTTCTATTGCTTCGAAAGGATTATATTGGTATCTTTATACAATGTGCTTTCAAAAGGATAGGTGCTATTCTTCTTATGAATTTTTAGCAAAAGAGTTAAAATTAAATAGAAAAACAATTTATAAATATCTTAAAGAGCTTAGGGATGCTAATTTTGTTAAATCAATAAGGCGAGGACAGGGTAAACCGAATGTGTATATCTTAAAGTATTAGGAATTGAGAAGTACCGTTTTTTGGGACGTCTAGTAGTGCTAAATTTTGGGACACAAAGAATAAAGAAGATTTTAATAACTAAAAAGATTAGATTATAAAATAGTAAAAATGTTGATAAGTTGTTAATAACTATTAAATGAATATTCGTAATATATTAAAAAATAAACAAATAAAACTCCATAAAGGAAAAAGACCGATTAATGAATTATGGGAAACTGCGGATGAGTTTGGTAAATATGTGGGTATTCCGACTCCGGTTGTTTTAAGAATGTTTAAATTATATGGTAAAGGTAAAGTTTTGGGTTTGAGGTCTTGGTTATATGATACTCCTTATGATCCGCGAAAGGGTGGAAAAATAGCTTTGGCAAATTGGAAATTAAAAGAATTGCAGGTCGTTGCAAAAACTAATATTGGCGTAGTCTGATATAGTTAGGTACTAGATTTAGGGTATTGACAATATATTTAGGATAATATATTATGGATTAAGATAAGTTCAGGCGATAAGCAAAATGACTAAAAAAGAAATTGAAGAATTGACAGGGGAAAATCCGGAAGATATGTTTGGTCCAGATTGGAAAAATGAAGTTGAAGAATTAGAAGAAAAAGATAATAAATAAATATGAGTAATACATTAAAAGAATTAATAAATTTAAAGGTAAAATCAAAGTTTGATGAATTAGAGTTTATATTGCCGGAGATTAAAAAAATGTCAGAAAATCAAAAAGGAATAATTAAAAGTTCATTAAGATTATCATATTTAGATGGCAGAATAGACGGAATTAGTTTTGGTAAATAACATGAATTTTAAAAGATTAAAAAGCAAATTAATTTATAAATCTCAGGAAACAGGTTTAACAGGAATTCAGGAAGCAATATTGACAAGTTTTTTATCAGGAGCATTATTTTTTGTAGTTTTAGTTATTATATATGGATAAAACAAATTTAAAATCAACTCCGGTTAAAGTAAGAAAAGAAAAGAAAAATAAGGTTGCAATAGTTTTACCTCAAAAACCTCAAGTAATGCAACAAAATCCGACTTCGATTGAGGGAATGATTGCATTGGCAATTACTAATAAAGTTGATGTTGGCACAATGGAGAGATTAATGGCTATGAGAAAAGAATTAAAAGCGGAAAAGGCAAAGGAAGATTTTGATAAGGCAATGGCTAATTTTCAAGCGGAATGTCCGACAATTAAAAAAACTAAGATGGTTAAAACAAATGCCGGAGTTTTGGCTTATAAATATGCACCGATTGAGGATATTGTTGATCAGGTAAAAGGTTTAATTAAAAAGAATGGATTTAGTTATTCCTCGAATATGTCAATTATAAAGGATGCCGGAACTACAATTAAAGTTTCATTAAAAATTACTCATTCAGGCGGACATAGTGAAATTACTGAAATGAGTGTACCATTGGGAAATAAAACAGGGATCATGTCAGATAGTCAGGTGGTTGCGGCCGCTTCTACTTTTGCAAAAAGATATGCGTTTTGTAATGCGTTTGGAATTTTAACTGAGGATGAAGATAATGAAAAGGCAATGAAAGAAAAGGAAGAAAAAAAAGCCGGAGAAGTTGAGTTAAGTAATGAGGATATTGCTAAAATGAATACTGCTCAAAATTTAGAACAGTTAAAAATTATTGGTAATGCCTTATATGCGAAATTAGGTCCTAAGTTTAGAAAAGCTATAAATGTAGAATATACTTTGAGAAAAGAAGAATTGCAGGTAAAATCATGAAAATACACAATTTTGCACAGGGTACCGATGAATGGTTTAAGGTTAGATTAGGAAAATTGACAGCTTCGGATGCTTTGACAATCGCGAGTAATGGGATAGGATTAGATACTTTGGTTTATAAAAAGGTTGCTGAAATAATAACCGGCAAGGTTAAAGAATCATATACGAATGAGGATATTGAAAGAGGGAAAGAATTAGAAAAAATGGCTAGAAATTCTTATGAGCTCGAATCAAATAATACAGTTAAGGAAGTTGGATTTATAGAGGAAAGCGAATTTATTGGGGCTTCTCCGGATGGTTTTGTTGGGGATCAGGGATTGTTTGAGGCAAAATGTAAGGATGATGCTAATTTTGTTAAGTATTTATATAAAAAGGAAATAGACAAAGCCCATGAGTGGCAAATGCAAATGCAAATGCTTGTTACTGGTAGAGAATGGGTTGATTATGTTGTTTATAATGAGAATTTTCCAAAAACAACAATTACCGTTAGAGTAATGAGGGATGAGGTAATGATTGCAAAATTAAAAGCCGGTATTCAGGTTGGAATTGCTAAAATACAGGCAGTTTTAGAAGCGATAAAATAATATGACAAACGAATTACAGTTAATAGTTAAGGAAAATAAATTGCCGGAAGATAAAACAAAATCCTTGTTGGCCTCGTTTGGTGGATATTTCAATAAAGCCCATGAGGTAGTAAAAGAAGCAATGCAAATTTCTGTTACTGATGAAACACAGGGCGATTTAATGCTAAAAGCAAGAGAAGCAAGATTATCTTTAAAAGATATTCGGGTTGAGGCTGAAAAGACTAGGGTTACTTTAAAAGAGCAATCACTTAGAGAGGGTAGGGCGATTGATGGAATTAATAATTTAATTAAGGCGTTAATTGTGCCGGCTGAGGAATATTTAGAAAAACAGGAAAAATTTGCAGAATTTAAAGAAAAAGAGAGATTGGCAAAAAGAAATGCGGAAAGAATTGCAAAATTATCTTTATTTGTTGAAGATGTAACGCTTTTTAATTTAGAGGGAATGTCTGATGATGCTTTTGAGAAATTGCTTGCCGGATATAAAATAGCGTATGAGGCTCAAAAAGCGGCTGAGAAAAAGGCAGAGGAAGAAAAGATTGCAAAAGAAAAGGCTGAGGCAAAGGAAAATAAGAGGATCAGGTTGGAAAATGAGGCATTAAAATTAGCGGCAGAGGAAAAACAAAAAAAGATTGATGAGGAAAACAAAATTAGAGAGGAAAAATTGGCTAAGGAAAGAGCAGAGCAAGAGGAAAAGTTAAAAAAAGAGAGGGAAGAAAAGGAAAAATTAGAGAGGCAAATTAGAGAACAAAAACTTGCAGATGAGGCTAAAAAAAGAGCAGAGGAAGAATTAAAAAGAAAAGAGTTGTTGGCTCCGGATAAAGAAAAATTATTAAGTCTAGCGGATCGAATGGATTTAGTTAAATTGCCGGTTGTTGAAAGCCGAGAAGCCGGAATGATTATTAAAGAAGTTGAAAATCGAGTTTCAGAGATTGCTAGTTATATTAGAGAAAAAGCAAAGACTTTATAAATATGTTGATTCAAGATTATCAGGAAGATTACCCATATTCGGATTTTATAGTTTTAAATGAAAAGGAAAATAGAGAATTAGAGCAATGGTTAATTAATTATTTTTTAGGTAAATAAAATATGAGAGGTTTAATTGTTGGATTTATAAAATTTTTCTTCATAGTTCCTTTAATTGTCTTAGTTTCATGTATTGGTATTGGTATATTTTTATTTTGGTTTTGGATATTTGTTTCAATAATAAATTTATTTATTTAAAATGAGTAAATATAAAAAGATTAATTTAGAAAGTTTTGGTTGGAGTAAGGCAAAATTGATTATTAATAATGATCATGATTTAAGGTTGGATATTGCCGGTAATATGCGGACCTATGGCGGAAGTTTTGTTAAAAACCTTGCTGAATGTGTTATTACTGCTGATCCTAAAAATACGAGAAAATTAGTTAATGCTTTCTTTGGTTATTTTATGGATTATCAACCAAGTAAATGGGAAATAAAACAAGTTTCAAAAATGTTGTAAAAATTAGGAAAAGACCGAGTTGCAGTAATAATTGCACTTATTCTGAAACAACTCCGGTAAATTGTAAATGTATATGTGAGGGCCGGAATCATGGAATTAGGAGATTAGAATAAAATGAAAAGATTGAATGATTTATTAAAACTTTTAATAGGAATATTTTTATTAATATTTGCTTTAACTATTGCGTTTTTTGGCATGATGATTAGTTGGCTTTTTCAGATAATAAAATAGTATGTTAATTAAAATAATTGAGCCATTTTGGGGAGCCGGATCAATTTATGGTTGGGGTAGCGGAATACCCGGAATAGGTTTAAATTCTAAAATTGTTGATCAGGCATTTAAAAATAAAGAAAAAATTAGAGTTCAGATTGGTAATGATCCTCAAATTTATCAAATTTCTCCGAAAACTATTAAGCGTTTGGTGGGTAAATATAGTTCGATTAAAGAGGTTAGATTTGGTGTTCAGTTATATGTTGTGCCTCAAAATGAGTTTGAGAAAGCACCGGAATATGATTTTATTGACGGGGTTGCGGTTTTAAAAAAGAGTAATTGACAAATGCTTTAGGAATAATATATTATTGATATATGGTTAATACTTATAAATTAGGATCACAGGGAGAGCAGATTGTTTTAGGATTGCTTGATGGGGCTGTTTTAGCCGATACTGAGGAAAATGATTATGATATTTTTTGGAAAGCTACTAAGATTGAGGTTAAAACTTCCGGTTTAAAAAGGAATACCGCGTTTGTATTTACAGGATTGCAGGAAAAAAGAAATGATATTATTTATGTTTTTGTTGGGATTGATGAGGATATTCAATATTTTTGGGTTAAAAAATCTCCGGTTAAGACTGGATTTTATGGAAGTATTAAAGAGGCTATTGTTGCTAATCTGTTAAAGGGAGAAGTTTTAAAGTTTAAATAATATGGAGTTGGCTAGTGTTCAACAGAGAAAAATGTTTTTCGGATTATGTAATGATTTGGGGTTTGATCCGGAAGAATCTAAAAGACGAGCAAAGAAGCATTTTAATTTAGAATCATTTAAGGATATTACTAAAAATCAGTTAACGGAATTAATAGATAAATTATTGGTATTACAAGAGCAAAGAAAACAATAATGAGTAAACTTATAATAATTATAATAGAAATAATATTATTAATGTCTGTTTTTTTATTTGGAGTAGTTGTTGAGAGAAAAATACATCCACGATTAATAAATACTGTAACATTGCAACACGATTGTAAAGTTTTAGGTGGGAAAATGGGATATGATTATGCGACAGATTTTAGTACAGGATCAACTACTCAAATTAGATGCACAATAGAAAAGGATAATTGGCAGGATGATTGGGTTTTAGAATAATATGGATAAAAAAATTGTAAAAGAAAAAGCGGTTAAAGTAATGATTTCAGATGAAGCGGTTGAAGAATTAAGGCAGTTTTTTGTTGAGACTGAGCATAATATCCGATGGGATATGATTAAAATGTACCACGAAGCCGGAAGAATGTTAGAGGAAATGAAAGGGGCAAATTTGCAAGACATTGCAAAAAGAATAGGCAGAAGTTATAGGACACTTCGATATGCGATTACACTTTTTAAAATGTTTCCTAATCTAGATAATTTACCAGAGGGCAAAAATGTTTCAATGAATCAGGTTATAAGGAAATATTTAACTACGCCGGAAGAAAAGAAAGCCCATGTTTGTACTTTTATTACGATCTGTTCGGTTTGTCATACTCCGATGGATTTGGAAAGTGCGAGAAAAACTGCAAGCGTTGACAATGGTTGAATTAGTCAGTAATATAAATATATGGATAATAAAAAAGGTTGCGGACATACAGGAAAATTTGTTGCCGGTGGGCAAACCTCGATTCCGATGCAAGGGCAAATTCTAGTGATTACTTCGGTTGTTTGTGGAGAGTGCGGAATGTCAACACTTCAAATCAGATTCGTTGCTTTAAATCCTGAAAAAAAAGAGGAAAAATCCGGAATAATAACACCTAAAGAAAAGAAAATTATTACCGGAAACTAATGAAATGGATTTTTGCGGTTATTTTAATATTTATAATATATGTTAGTCTGCCAAGATATAACTTCCAACAATTATCTGATGCATCGATTGAGTTTAAAGCAGAAGATCAAAGAATCAATCAAGTGGAAGATTTTTTTGTTAAAACAAATTCCCCCTTTAAAAAGTATGCGAAAGATTTTATTGAAGTTGCAGACAAGTATCAAATGGATTGGAAACTTTTGCCGGTTATTTCAATGGTTGAGAGTACAGGCGGAAAGAATTATATCCTTAATGGTTTTGGTTGGGGTAGCGATAGGATCGATTTTGGCTCGGATGTTGATGATATTGATGGTGTTGCCGGTAAAATTAATTCTCTTTCTTACTACCAAAAATACAAAAAAACAGGATTACTTAGAGATTTCGCAATGGCCTATAACTATCCCTATTGGGAAAAATATCAATCTAAATTAATATATTTTTATGAGAAATTTTGAAAGGAGTGATTTAAATGGATGTAGAAAAATATCCTTGCGTTAAAGGTTGCGGAAATTTTGTCATTTTTACCTCTAAAGATAGAGACTTTTTTATTAAGATGGGGTTTGTTAATGAAAAAGGGGAAGTTAATAAACCAAAACTTTGCAAGTCTTGTAAAGCAAAATCAAGACAAAATAGGCCAGTAAATTTTAAAAAGCCGGTTAGTTATAGATAATATGTTTGAAACGCCTGATTTAAGCAGTTCATTTAATCCGGTACCAAAAGTCTTTAAGGCAAAAAAGGATCCAAAGCCTATTAAACAAATTGGTAAAAAAGGGAAAGAAAATATTGAGGCGACAGAGCAATTAAAAAAAGATTTTCAGGATTTGGGAGTTTTTGGATGTGAGATTAAATTAGAGGGTTGTTGGAAAATATTAATGGGGTTTGCTCATGGAAAGAAAAAGCGGAAGTTAACGCCGGAAGAATTAAAAAAGTTTGCGATTGGGGCTTGTAACCCTTGTCATGACAAGATCGAATATTTTTGTAAAAAGTGGACCGGTTTAACTATGGAGCAATTTGTTACTAAGATAATTAATGAAAGGAAAAAATGAAATTAATAATTAAAGGAAAATTAGCGACTGCGAATGAGTATATTGGAGCTATTGCTGTTAATAGGTTTGCCGGTGGGTCAATGAAAAAAAGAGAAACTTTAAAAGTTTATGTTGCTTGTAAAGAACAAAAATTAAGATCGGTGGGCCATGTAACGGAGATTTTATTTGATTGGTATGTTAAGAATAAGAAAAAGGACAAGGACAATGTGGCTTTTTCAAAAAAATTTATATTGGATGGGTTGCAAATGGCCGGAGTAATTAAAAATGATACTTGGGATATGATTGGAGATTTTGCGGATCGATTTTATGTCGATAAAAATGAAAGGGTAGAAGTCGAGATATTGTGATATAGTAAATATATTATGCATAGCCAACTAATCTACTGCTCAAGTTTGTTTGGCAGTTAGGCGTTGGGATTAGAGCTATGCGTTGATATGGGAGCATATCACTACCCTATCGAGGCTTGGCTCAATATGATAGATTTATTTGAAAAATTTTTAGGGAAAAAGTTAACGAAAAAGCA